GTGGGTATCTGACCGAGTTAAACGATAATGTGTCTCCAAGACTAAAGTTTTGGGATGAAGTAGAGGAGTTTCCTGCAGTACATTTGAACGCAGGCTCAGAAACAAGAGCGTATCAGGGTGCTGGATACAAAGATAGATTTTTGTCTATAACTGTTAGATGTTATGTGCATGATGACGACTCTGTATCTGCCTTAGATGGCCTCCTAGAAGATATAGAAACCGTAATAGAAGAAAATTCACGATTAACGTATACTGATCGTACAGGTAACAGTCAGTCTACACAACAAATCACTATAATCAGTATAGATACTGATGAAGGTGTACTTGAACCTTTAGGCGTCGGAGAGATGCTGATAGAGGTTCGATATTAGAAAATGCTGGCACGAGCAAAAGTTCACGCCCAAGCCTTTTCAAGATAATACAGGAGATTAACTCATGGCTAATGATCTATTTTTTAGCAGAAACACCAGAGTAATGGTATCAGATGGTACTACAGTATGGGAGATTCCGGTTCTTGATGGATTTTCTTTTTCTCAAGCTACCAATGCTTCCGAAATTACTCTAAACGAAATGGCCGCTTCAGGTGGTACAACTAGCCGACGCGCTCGTCAAATGTTCAATGACTCTTATGCACCTGCAGAATGGTCTTTCAGCACATATGCACGTCCTTTTGCGTCTACTGCGGCAGCCACAGGCGGTTGGGAAGATACTGGTTCCGACGCACACGTGCACGCAGTCGAAGAAGCCCTTTGGAATGGTTTAGTAGGTAATGCAGGTTTCACCCCTTCTTCAGGTGATACCGAGTCCGTTTGGTCTGATAATATTGCCAACACCACCACAACTTGTACCATTGATTTCGAAGGTTCAAACTTAGTAACTTTAAAGACCTATGATATTTACTTTTTAATGGGTAGTGGTACTATCGCCGACGCAACTCACACTGCTTACAAACTAACATCTTCCGTAGTAAATAGTGCAGGTATTGATTTTGATATTGATGGTATTGCTACTATTAACTGGGCTGGCTTTGCATCTCTTATTACAGAAATTGACGCCACTGCTGTCCCTACTGTGACTATCAGTGAAGGTACCTCTGCTACGAATAACTTTATTCGTAACCGTCTTACTACTTTGACTACTACAGGAAATACTGCAGAAGGCTCTATTGTTGGTTCGTACACTCTTACATTAACAGGCGGAAGCTTGAATTTTGAGAACAATATTACTTATCTGACTCCAGAGACTTTGGGTGTAGTCAATCAGCCAATTGGTCACGTAACTGGTACACGTAATATTGGCGGAAGCTTTACTTGCTACTTGAGTAATAGTGCAGCAGGAAGCGCCGATTTGTTTGAAGACTTAATCGAGTCTACGGATGTTGTAACTAACGACTTCAACCTAGTGTTTGATATCGGTGGTACTTCTGCTCCTACAATGCAAGTAACTTTACCGACCTGTCATTTAGAAGTGCCTACGCACAGTATTGACGACGTAATCTCAGTAGAGGTTAACTTCCACGCTTTGCCTAGTACTATCAATGACGCAGATGAAGCTACAATTGTTTATAAAGGCCTAGCAGTCTAATATAAAAATGTAACTCGCTAAAAAGGGACTTCGGTCCCTTTTTTCGTCCCCTGTAAAAAATAGTTCTTGACTTTTAGGTCCTAGTCCATTATACTATGTATTACAAAATAGAAGTACGGAAAATAACTTTCCTGCTCTTTAACCATAATTTATATAGAAAGGATAAAACATGAGCGACACCCCTATTTCATTAGCTACTCTAATGACGCCAAGCAAGACAGTATCAATTGACTTCCCCGGTTACACAGGAATGGAAGTAAGCCTATGTTACTTAGGCAGAGAAGAGCTAGTAAAACTTCGTAAGAAATGTGTTAGCACTAAATTCAGTAAGAAAACTCGTCAACCAGAAGAGATCCTTGACGAAGATAAATTCTTGATAGAGTACTGTAAAGCAGTAATCAAAGGCTGGACAGGCCTAAAGTATCGTTACCTAGAAGAGCTTCTTTTGGTAGATATCTCGGCACTGGATGCAGATGATGAACTTGCATACACTCAGGACAATGCAGAGCTTCTGATGAAAAATTCAGGTGACTTTGATACCTGGGTTACAGAGACCGTAGGCGATCTTGAAAATTTTACTGGGAACAAGTAGGGGAACTAAGATCCCTACTTGAAAGATATGTAAAGTCTCAAAACCAGTCTATTGATGTAGACAAGTATTTACGTATCTGTGAACAGCTAGGACAAGATCCTGATCCCCAAAAGATGCCGCTCGACCCCTCCGATTTTCCGGTGGTGGTCCAAGTGGCATTTTTTATATTTGGACTACTTGAAGATAACTGGGACGGAATGTCCGGAAGCTTCTTAGGAAAAAAATGGGGCAATATAGAATATCTTTTCAAGCTTTACGAAATAGAAGAACCTAGAACAATGCTTTATATTCTCAAAGTATACGAGGGTATCGTAGTAGCGCAGAGAGCAGAAGAAGCAGAAAAGAAACGAAAGGCAGAGGCACGAAAGAGCTCTGCGGGCGGTGGAAAGAATTTCACCCATAACGTGAATGGTTAATGGCAAAGAATAAAGTTGAAATCGACGTAAAAGTAGACGATAAAGGCACTACCAAAAAGTTGGGCTTAGAGTCTAAAAAAGCTGCCCAAGGTATGGACGACCTTGGTAAGGGCGCACGTACTGCTGATCGAAACCTCAAAGGAGCTGCCCAGGCTTCCGCTAACGGAACTAAGAACTTCTCAAAAATGGGACAAGGTATGGGAGGCTTAGTAGGTGTCTACGCCACTCTTGCTGCTTCTGCATTTGCTTTATCTGCTGCCTTTCAGTTTCTAAAAGGTGCTTCTGACTTTCGTAACCTTCTTGAGGGCCAAAAAGCTTTAGGTGCTGTAACCGGTGTTGCGTATAAGACTATTACAAACTCTGTAATTGCCGCAACAGATGGTCAGTTAAAATATGCAGAGGCAGCAAAAGCTGCCGCTATTGGTACCGCCTCTGGCCTATCTCCCGACCAGCTTACTCGATTAGGTGCCGCAGCTAAAACAGCCTCGGTAGCCCTAGGTAGAGATCTTGGAGATTCCTTTGATCGACTTATCCGTGGTACAACAAAAGCTGAGCCAGAACTGCTAGACGAACTTGGTATTATCCTTAGACTGGAAGCGGCCACTGAGAAATATGGACTACAAATTGGTAAAGCCGCCGGAGATTTAAATGCTTTCGAGAGAAGTCAGGCAGTAGCAAATGAAGTTCTCGAACAAGCAGAGAGAAAGTTTGGGGCCATGGAAAAGTTAATGGATCCCAATGCAGCTGCTCTTAACCAGTTTGCTAAAGCGTTTGATGATGTCTCAAAGAGTATACAGAATGCAATTGCAGGACCCATGGCAGGTATTGCTACATTCTTGAGCGAAAATATCTTATCTCTAATCTCTGTACTCGGGCTATTTGCGGCAGGTATCTTAAAACAAATACTTCCAAGCATGGGCGCCTGGGAGGAGAGCTCAAAAGCTGCAATGACTGCGGCAAAAACTAGCCAGCAGGTTATTCGTGCTGAGCTCCAGCAAACCCGCCTTGAATATGCCAAACTAAACCAGGCACAACAACAGACAATGCTCGGGGCCCAAGGTGGCGCCCAGGATATACTAAAAGACTTCAAACCCTCCAAGAGCGGCCAAGGTGCGACAGAGTTCCTAACAGGCGGCTCTGACAGTAAAAAAGCACAAACCGCAGCAGATAAGGCACTTACTCACTTCGAGAACCAGACAAAGGGCAGTGTTAAAAAGCGTACGGGTATGTTTAAAGACATGACAGTACAGCAAGTGGCAGATCTTAGAACTGGATATCAACTACAGGCTGGTATTATTAAAGAAGGTGAGCGCAAGTTTACTTTCTCTCTTAAAAATATACAAAATAGAATAAAGCTAACACGCCTTACTTTTAAAAGTTTCTCAAAAACTGTACAAAGAGGTTTTGCTGCTATGGCCACTGGTGCAGCTAAGGTTGGTGCGGCCTTAAGTAAGGCATTTTTCTGGATTGGTCTTGCGCTGATGGCTTATGATGGTTTTAAAACGGTCTACAGACATTTTAACCCTATCTCAGAAGCCACAAAGGAGTTAAATAAGCAAGTTAAAGAAATAAGTGAGAGATACTCTACCCTAACGGAGGAGGTGGAGAGAACCATTAAAGTGTTAAATGATTTTTCACAGATGAATCTTACCCCTGATGAGCGTATACAGGCAACTGCAAGTAGTGTGCAAAGCATGGACGTAAATAAGGTAATCGAAGATATTAACTTTATATCAAAGCTCGACCCTAATTCAGATATGTTCAAAAAGCTACAACCGCAGGTAGTAAACGCGGTTAACCAACTTATAACGTTAGATAATCGTTTCAGAGTTTTAGGAAAGTCAATAAGAGGCGGAACAGAAGTAGCCGACAAAGCTGCACAGCAGACCCGTAATCTAAGTAACCATTTACTAGAGCAGAAAAGAGCTTTGTCGCAGATGCCAGAGACTATTCAAGGTGTTAATAAGGCCTTCACCGCTCTTGTAGGCAGCATGAAGAAACCTTTCGGTTCAGAGTATAAGGCTTCTTTAGCTACGATGGTTACAGACAGCAAAATTGCATCCGAAGCCTCCGGCGAAGAGTTGGCGAAGCTAACCCAGAAAAGAAAGCAATTTGTGGCTGACAACACCTCATTGGTATTCTCTGATATTCCTACTCTTGATGGCAAAGAAGACGAGGGGAGGAAGATATTTGATAGAACGAAACTGAAGGAATTAAACAACCTTGATAAGCTAATTAAGGAAGCCTCTGATTCTCAGGAGAAGTTTAATTCGCAAGTAGATAACGCCTCTAATGCTATTGTGGCTCTTGAGAAGCGACAAACGAGAATCAATGAACTACTTGGCAAGCGCGCCTCTGCAGAAAAGACATTTGCAGCCGATAAAACTAGAGGGGTTACGTTGTCAGAAAAGATAACAAATCTAGAGGCGCAAAACACCCTCATAGCTACAAAACGAAATACTCTGGAAGCAAAAAAAGAAGTTGTATTAGCGGCCCAGGGAGTGCTTCTTGCAAAGCAGGCAGATAAGACACAGACTTTAACCGAGGACGAGAAAGAAAGCTTATCGATACTCACTGAGCAAAAAAATCAGATGGATGGCAAGCTTTCTATTATTGATTCAGAGGTTAAACTTGAAACAATTAAAAATAACATTCTAGCCGAAAACCTCAAGCTTCAGAAAGAGTTAGGTAAGGATTCAAAGAAGAGACTAAATCTTGAACTGTCCCTATTACGAGCAAAACAGAAAAGTAAATTTATTGAGGCAGGAGGTACGGGGTCTTTCGGTATAGCAAGAGGTGTAGAGCAGTCTAACCAGCAGAGAATAACCTTACAAGAGCAGTTGCGCTCGGCCCAACAAAAACAACGAGATGCTCAACTTGAGGAGACTAATCTTTCTGGAAGAAAGGGGGATCTCGCCGCCAGCCCCGAGCAACTCGCCGCAGCAGAGAGAAAACTAGAAATATCAAAACAAAATGTAGCACTTTTAAGTCAGGAAATTACCCTGTTTGGGCAAAGAGGTCAAGCAGCGTTGTTAAATGTGCAAGCAGATACAGAAGCGGCACGACTGAGGTTCGAGGGACTTAGCGCGAACCCTGTAGTCACTGAATTTAATACGCGCCTTAATGCTTTAAAAGAAAAGAACATTATACTTACTACACAGCAGAAGGAATCTCTCTATGCCGAGCTAGAAGCCCAGCAAACCCTAAACGATGCCTACGAGAGAAAAGTGGCCCTATTTGATGCTTTGGAGAATAGCCTGGCTGACGCATTTACAGGTATAATAGACGGAACTAAAACTGCAAAAGAAGCATTCGCAGATATGGCAAAGGCCATACTAGGACACCTTGCAAGAATGGTTGCGGAGATGATGGCAGCAAGAATAATTCAGGCAGCTTTATCCACTTTCGGTGGAGGCGGTAATTCTGCAGTAAACTCCGCAGGCAAGACAGTCTATTCAGGGGCATCTAATGCCGGAGCAAATATAGCAGCAAAATATGAACTCAGAACCGGAGGTATCGCTACACCTCCTACAGGCTACTCAACCGGCGGGGTAGCAAAAGGCTCTACTTCGGGATATCCCGCAATATTGCACGGAACAGAAGCAGTTGTGCCTCTGCCCAACGGCAAGTCCATTCCCGTAGAAATGAAGTCGGGAGGCCAGCAAACTAATAATGTAACTGTTAATGTTTCAGTTGATAAAAACGGGTCTGCTTCATCTTCTGCATCAGGAGACGATTCAAACGTAGAGAACTTTGGTAGAGCTATATCAAAGGCTATACAAGAAGAACTATCAAAACAACAAAGATCGGGCGGAATGCTTAGCCCTTATGGAGTATAATAATGGCTATAGGCTTTACAGTGTCAGGGGTTCAAAGAATACCCGATAAATCAATGGTGCTACAAGCAGTTCCGCGAGTGCGTAAAGTCTCCTTTGGGGACGGGTATGAGCAAAGAATTCAGGACGGCATAAATAGCTCTAATGAATCCTTTACCGTCAGTTTCGTGAATAGAACTAAAGCGGAGATTGATGCAATTTCCGGCTTTTTTGACTTATTAAAAGGTGTTACACCTTTTGACTTTACCACACCGAACACAGGAGGAGAGGTTACTGTAAAAGTAATAGTATCCGAATATTCAAAAACATACAGCTATGATGATTTTTATAGTCTTAGTGCAACTTTAAAACGAGTATATGAACCATGAGTACCAATAATATAATCTCTAGTGATCTCCAGACACTAGCTATTGATAATGCTATAGTAGAGTTATTTGAGCTCAAACTTAGCGACACCTCTACTTTATTTTTTCACCCAGGAAAAAATGAGCTAATAGCAGATCTTCAGTTTCACCCTGAAGGCAACCCTACGAACAATACTTCTAGCGCCGCCAATACTTATGTAGCTTTGCCGATGCTATTAGAGGGTGTTTCGCACAAGTCCGAAGGCTCTGCTACTAGGCCTACTCTTACGATGGCGAATGTTCTTCCTCTACTGCGAACAACTCTTCAAAGTGCGGGATTTAACTTCCAGGCTCTGATAGGTAAGACTATAACTCTGAGAACAACTTTTGCAAAATATTTAGTAGGCGGTGTAGATGCTTCAGCTCCAATAGAGTTTCCTGTTAAGCGCTATATAATAGACAGAGTAGCAGAAGAGGATAGCTCGCTTGTATCTTTTGAGCTAAGTAGTCCCTTTGATTTAGAGGGTGTAACTATACCTTCTAGATCTATAATAGGAAAATACTGCTCTTGGGAGTATCAAGGAGTTTCTAGGTCTCGTGGTGCATGTAACTGGGCCGCAGACAGCAATCACTCTGTTACTGTGTTGGGCAACACCTCTAATCCTGTTGTTGAGTACAATGCTTTCTTTGATACACAAAATAGACCTCTTGTCTCCGCCACAGTGCTCAACGCCAACTCTAGTGCGTATTCTTCGGGTACGTATGCTCGAGATGTGCTCGTCTCACACATCTCTAAATTTTGGAGAAGTGAGACCGCTTCAAACCAAACAACGCCCTCAGTTTCGCAGGCTTTTTGGCAGGAGGTTAGAGGCTGGAGCGACTACTCTGCCTCTGCTACTTATTCAGCAAACGCTTTAGTAAGGTACGACAATAAAATATGGCAAGCGAATGTTAGTTTATCTGCTGGAAATACTCCCGACCCTTCTTTAACCCTGTGGTCTCGTATAGACCTTTGTAGTAAAACGCTTGCAGGGTGTAGGTGTAGATTTCAAGGTACAAGAATAGGTCTCTCCTCCTCGAGTACAGGTATTGATGTACCTAGCTCAAGAAAATCAACAACACAAGGGTCTATACCTTTCGGAGGGTTCCCCGCCAGTGTTAAATTTAAGTAAAGAGATACTAGAAGAATTAGCAGAACATTTTGAATCTGAGTACCCAAGAGAAGGTTGTGGAGTTTTTGCTATATTTAAAGGGAGGCTGAAATGGTTTCCTTGTACAAATTTGGCGAATAATAATGATGATTTTATTATGGACTCCAAGCAATATTTAGAAATAAAAAGAACAGCAGAGATAGTAGGTATTGTACATAGTCATCCAGATGCTAGTTGTGAGCCTTCTGATTCTGATATTAACAACTGCGATGCGCTTTGTATACCTTACTATATATTTAGCTATCCAGACCTAGAACTCCACGTACAACAGCCAAAACACAATACAGTGTCTCTTATAGGTAGAGAGTATATTTTCGGAGTGCAGGACTGTTTCGAGGCTTCTAAAGACTGGTACAGTACTCAAGGCATTCAACTCCCTGCCCGAGACGCATATGAAAACTTATGGTGGGAGAAAGGGTTGAACTACTTCACAGAAGATTATATCAATAGTTGGGGTTTTAAGAAAGTAGACAGCGCAGAGAAACATGACCTGCTTATCTTTTCAATTGACTCAAAAGTACCTAATCATTGTGGGGTTTATTTAGGTAATGATGTATTTTTTCATCATTGCGCAGACAGGCTTTCATGCAGAGAGAATCTATACCCTTTCTGGACAAAGCACTTAACGGAAATTTATAGATATGAAACGTAAAATATATTTAGAAGGAGAACTAGGCCAGCTCTTCACACCTGAGCTAGAGGCCGATGTTAGGAACGTATCAGACGCAATCAAGCTTTTAGACGCTAACTTTGACGGTGCTTTTAGAAAATACTTAGCAGAGTCGGATTCTAAAGGCTTGGACTTTGTTGTAGAGATTGATAAAAAGGAAAAGTCAGAGAAAGAGATACTTGAGTCTGAAGAGTTAGGAGACATCTCGTTTCATCCTGTGCCAAGAGGCTCCAAAAGTAAGTTTACATCTTTGATTCTGGGTGTAGCCCTTATAGGTATTGGACTGGCGAGCCCTCAATTTCTAGCTTTTGGAAACTTTACAAACGCGCAAGTAGGTATGGCCCTACTCGGGATTGGAGTAAGTCTAGCAAGCGCGAGCCTTGCGATGATAATGGCCCCCGACCCGGCTGTAGATAAAGAGCAGCCTCCTACATATCTGTTCGATGGCTCTCAACAGAATGTAATTGAAGGAGATCCCGTACCTTTGCTGTACGGAGAATTAAGAGTACCAGGTAGACCTATTGGCTTCAGAACAAGCAATTTAGGTGCAAACACAGGGGAATACGTTACCCCGATATACGGACCTTGGAACATGGGTCATGGTTTTGGAAGTTAATAGGAGAGTTTAATAATGTCAACAACTAGAGATTCGCAGATAGCGGAAAATGAAAAGAATAAATATGATGCTACTTTCTACTATGAAAGTACAATAACACGAATAGACGCTACGGATCTTATATCTGAAGGGCCTATCGAGGGCCTTGTAGACGGTAGATCCAGCGTCTATCTTGACGGGGATTCTATAGTAGGTCGCGAAGTAAATTCGGTAACTTCTGAAGATAACTCTGACGTAGGTCAAGTGACCATTAACGGCAGTACGGCCACCTTCCCTTCAGGTACTTTTTCTTCTAATCCAAGAAGAGTAGAGCTTATAACTAATGGAGGGGCAATGTTCACTATGAATAAGCCTCTGAGAATTATTGGACTTGCTACCTTAACTGTAAGTGTTCAGCCTGCTCTAGTTGCTCCCTCTGTGGAAGGCGAGCTGCCGGGTATCAGTATTACTTCATCAGGCAACGAATTTACCTCGAATCTTGATAGGCTAGATGTTACTCCTTTTGACGGAGAAAGAAATTTTTATGCCACACTTGAAAACCCTGCAACAGGCATCGAGGTCTGGGGATCTGTAACAGTTACTAATACAGGCTCTGCTGTTTTCGAGCCAAACATATATTTTAACAATGCTGAACACGTTGCGTCTTTCACTGAAAGTAGTGCGTTTTCCGCAACGCTACGAGTCGATAGAAGTGTACTGGTTGTAGGTACTGCTAATATTGACAGCGATTATATTACCATTCAAAACACTGACGGCAAAATTCCTAATGGTACTTATGATTGGGAGATTGCAGACTTTAAGATTGACAGCCTGACAGTTGATCCAAGCGGAATAGATGGAGACTCGGGGGACAGCAATGGCACTACCTTAACTCCTTCAGAGTTTTCTAATGCGTATCTAACGAGTAGCGATGTCATAAGTACTTTTAGACACGGATACCAGTACCAGGCACCTATATTTAGCGGCGCGGGCAGTTCGATAAATATAGGTGCGGGATCTTCATTTAGTAATAGCCTTTTGGAATTTGTAGACTCCTCGTCTAAAACACCGAATACTCCGGCCACAGCAGCACCTGTATTTAGAGGTACTTCTGCGGGAGGTTTCGGACTTACTGGAGAGCAGGTAAAGCAGGTCAGCAATGTATCATTGGAATTTTCCTATGATCAATTAAGAAATGTTAATATCGATAACGGAGAATCCTACCAAGCTGAGGCTAAACACGATATAAAACTTACAATTTATCGTGGGACTGCTTCTGATACTTTCAAAATATTCTCAGTAGACCACGGAAAACAAGGTATAAATACGGTAGTCAGATCGAAAGGAGTTAGTAGGCCTATAAGGTTTGAACAGGAGATAAATCTAGAGCCTTACAGGCCTTTTACTGATTTTGCGATAACAGTGGAGAGAAAAAGTCGACATGACGGCTTAGCTACATCAGGAACATCAGGACACGAGGTTTTTGCAAAAGCAGCTATAACGAGTATCCAAAGTACCTCGGAATCAAATTTAAGCTACCCTTTAACCGCGTATGCCCATACTAGCTTTACATCTAAAGAATATCCTCGACTACCTGTACGAACGTACCACTGCAGGGGCCGATTAGTAAAAATTCCTAATAACTATACGCCGAGGCATCTGACTGCTAACGATACTGCGGTATACTCTGGTCTATGGAATGGCTCTTTTGCAGTTAAGCCTGTTTATACAGACAATCCTGCTTGGGTATTTTACGATATACTTACTAATGATAGGTATGGACTAGGCGGCTTCATACAAGAGGTCGATATTGATAAATTTCAACTATATAGAGTTGCCAAATACTGTGACGAGCTAGTCCCTGATGGAAAGGGAGGAACCGAGCCTCGTTTTAGAGCAAACATATACCTTACAAAAGCCGCAGAGTCTTATAAAGTATTAAAAGACATGGCCACTATTTTTAGAGGTATGCTATACTGGTTAGATGGAAAAGTGCAAACTATAATTGATGAAGCTAAAGACCCTGTATATACTTTTTCAAACTCCAATGTGTCCAAAGGGCTATTCTCTTACCAAACCTCAGGAGAAAAAACACGCGCCAACCAGATAGTAGTCTCTTGGAATAATCCAGAAGCTAATTATGACCTTGAACCTCTTCTATTAGAAGATTCTGAAAATATAGCAAAAACAGGTAAACTAATTAAGCAAGAGGCGATGGCATTTGGGTGTACTTCTGAGGGCCAAGCTCTACGATACGCTAAGTGGAAGTTATGGACAAGCGTTAACCAAACAGAGGTTGTAAGCTTTAGTACTTCGCTTGATTCAGGCTTCTTGGTCCCGGGCGACATTGTAAGCATACAAGACTCAGGAAGACAAGGACTAGGTCTTGGCGGAAGAATTTCTTCAGACCCTACAAAAGGAAGGGTCGCGACAGGCTTGATCTCAAGAGCAGATAATGGTGCCACCATCTCCACCGGTACATTCGTACCAGCTTCCTCTGAGAATAGAGCAAAAACTGCTATTATTTCGGGAACAGCGAACCTCCCCGCCACTTTCACACGAGATGAATGTCTATTTGAGATAGGGGGGACCGGTGTAGGTACTTATCTAGGCGTTATTAGCAGCGGAGGAGCCTACAATCTAGTATTCCGAGCAGGCTCAGGCGACGATACGATCACTGGAAATACAACTGGCGGAGTTTTTAGACTGATTCCT